CTGAAGAAGCGACTCGACTCGGCCATCGCCGCCCGGAAGAACCTCGACGCCACGCTCGATCAGGTGGAGAAGTGGGTCGGCCCGCTCTCCGGAGGTGTACCCGTCGATCGAACCGCCACCGAGGGCATGGTCAACTGGCAGCGTCGCGAGGTCTGGGACTCGACCGCTCCCGACGGCGCCGACAAGCTCGCCGCGCACATCTTCACGAACATCACGAACCCCTCGGTGCAATGGGCCAAGCTCGCCTGGGAGTCGAAGAAGCTCCAGGAGAACACCGAGGCGAACAAGTGGATCGAGGACGCGACGGAGAAGATCTTCGCCGAGTTGAAGACCTCCGACTTCTACGACGAGTTCGGCAAGTTCTCGCAGGAGTGGGTGCGCTACGGGACGGCGGTGCTCGTCGCCGAGGCGCTGCACGACGCGCTCTCTGCCGATGGCTGGAAGGGGCTCGACTTCACGGCGCCGCCCATTCGCGAGTGCTACTACGACCCGGACTACGCGGGGAACGTGCTCCGCTTCTGGCGCGTGCTCAACTGGACCGCCGGCCAGATCATCTCGAAGTTCGGAGCGGACGAGGTCCCGCAGAAGGTCCGCGACCAGGCGGCGAACCCGGACCAGTCGGCGTCCCGCATGAAGATCGTCTACGCGGTCTGGGTGCGGCCCGAGCAGATGGGAAAGAAGAAAACCGCGCCGCTCGCGCCCGAGCTGCGCCCCGTCGGCCATTGCTACTTCCTGTTCGAGAGCGCCGAACTCTGCGGCAAGGAGGACGGGTTCTACGAGATGCCGGTGTACATCGTCCCCTGGTCCCAGACGCCCGGGAGCGACTACGGCCACGGCCCCGGCATCCGGGTCCTGCCGGACGTGCGGACGCTGAACGACACCATCGAGACGCAGCGGATGGCGGCTCGCAAGGCGGTGGACCCAGCGTTCACGGTGACGGAGCGCGGCCTCGTCTCCGACGTGAACCTGGAGGCCGGCGGGATGACGGTCACCCGCAACCCGGACGACCTGAAGGTCTTCGAGAGCGGTTCGAAGTACGCGGTGGGCGAGCACGACATCGCCGACCAGCGGGCGCAGATCCGGGCACGGTTCTGGACCGACGAACTCACGCTCAAGCTCTCCCCGCAGATGACGGCGACCGAGGTCCGCGCCCGCATCGACCAGATGCAGAAGTTGTTCGGGCCGACGCTCGCCGGGCTCCAGTCGAAGGCGCTGAACCCGCTGCTCCAGCTCGTCTTCTCGATGCTGTACCGGGCGAGCCGGCTCCTTCCGATGCCTCCCCAGGTGAAGCAGGAAGTCCTGGCGGCGGGCGGGGACTTCAACATCGAGTACCAGGGTCCGCTCTCGATGGCGCAGCGGATGGACGAGGTCGCGGCGCAGGAGCGCATCGCAGCCTTCGTGGCGGCGCTGGAGAAGGCAGGCTTCCCGGAGGCCCGGCTCACGTTCAACGCCGACGCCGCGGTGCGCGAGGTGGCGAAGCGCCTCGGCACGCCGGCTTCGATCCTGTACTCGGCCGACGAGGTGAAGGCGAAGGTGAAGGCCGAGCAGGACATGCAGCGCCAGGCGATGCAGGCCGAGATCGCGAAGACGCAGGGCCAGGCGCTCAACCAGGCCGCGCAGGCCAACGCTGCCGGCGCCTCGATGCCGGCGCAGCCGATGCCGCTCGTCTCGCCCGAAGCGGGCGGGGGGCTCATGTGAAGGCCGAAGACCTGAAGGAAGAAGTCCGGGCGCTGACCAGGGTGCTCGCGACACCGGACGGGAAGAAGTTCATGCAGGGCGTCGAGCGCGTCTTCGTATGGGGCGACCCACCGAAGGGGAGCGATCGGGAGCTGTACGAATGGCTGGGAGCGCGGGACTTCGTCCTGCATCTGCGCTCGAAACTCAACGCAGCGGAACAAACGGGGACCGACAATGGCCGAGGGACAGGACTGGCGTGAGACGCTCCCGGAGGATCTCCGGGGCGAGGCGATGTTCAAGGACATCCCGGACGTGCCGACGCTCGCAAAGGTCGCCCGGGACCTGAAGGCGTACCAGGGGCGCAGCATCCAGGTGCCGGCCGACGACGCCGACGAGAAGGCCCGGGACGAGTTCAAGGCCAAACTCCTCGGGATCGCGCCCTCCATCGCCGAGGCGGTGGAGTTCAAGAAGGCTGAGACGGCGCGGCAGGCCGCGGCTCGGGAGGCATCCGAGGCGGCGACCGCGGCGCTCAAGAAGGAGTGGGGCTCGGACTACGACTCGAAGGTGCAGGCGGCGAAGGTCGCGGCGATGAAGATGGGCGTCCCCGAGGGCGCCGTCGCGTCGATGCCGCCGTCCCAGGTCAAGGTCTGGGCGCAGGCCGCGGCGAACCTCGTCGGCAACGGGCATCAGGTCGGGTCGCAGGGCTCCGGCTCGCCGCCCAAGATGACGCCGTCCGAGGCGAAGGCCGAACTGGAGAAGCTCCGGGACGACCCGAAGTACTACGACGGTCGGCACCCGGAGATGCACAAGCGGGCGCTGGAGTTGACGGCCTACCTCCAGGCCGGTTGACGGATCGCAGGACCGCCCTAATCTGGAGGCACCGAGTCTAGGGACTACCGCGCAAGCGGCCCCGAAGGCCCGGTGCCTCGGTAGCGGGCGCATAGCTACAAGCAGGCGGGCCGGGGATGTCCCCCGATTACTCGCGGCGATTGGGTCTTTCACCATTCGCCCGCGAGGAGCGGGCAGGAGTCCACCGTGGCAGCCAACGAGTTCAGCCAGCTTTACATCCAGAAGTTCGCGCAGGATGTCATCCACCTCGCGCAGCAGAAGAAGTCGAAGCTCCGCGCCACCGTCCGCGAGCAGTTCGACGTGGCGAACAAGTTCACCTTCAAGGTCACGTCGGCCCGTGCCGCCATGACCGCCCGCACCGCCACCGGAACGAACGCCGGCAAGCGCGCCGCGACCGCGTGGGTCGACCAGGTCTACAACAACCGCGTCGTGCTGCCCAAGGTCTACCAGGCCGCGGACAGCTTCCAGGACGCGGACGTGGTCCGCATGATCGAGTCGCCGCAGATGACGCTCGCGAACGCCTTCGCTGCCCAGATGGGCCGCACGTTCGACGACATCATCATCGCCGCCTTCTTCGCCGCGGCGCTCGACGACCTCGGCAACTCCAACGCTCACCCGGCCGGCTCGCAGATCGGCGGCGCCACCACCGCTCCCTCGCTCGACCTCCTCAAGACGGCCCGCGAGCTGCTCGCCGAGAACGACGTGGACCCGGACGAGGAGAAGTACTTCGTCTGCTCCCCGAACTTCATCACCGCGCTGCTCGGTGACACGAAGGCGACCTCGACCGACTTCGCCGCCATCCAGGCGCTCCAGGTCGGCAAGATCGACACGTTCCTCGGCTTCAAGTTCATCGAGTCGAACCGGCTCACCTCGCCGGGCGGCACGCCGAAGCAGATCTACGGCGCGGCCTACACCAAGGACTCGATGGGCCTCGCCGTGAACATGGAGGGCAAGGTGGACATCGGCAAGGACCCGGGCCTCTCCTTCGACACGACCGTCCAGGTGCAGCTCGACGCGGGCGCCGTCCGCATCCAGGACGCGAAGATGCTGCGCGTCCACTACCTCGAAACGAACTAGTCCGCTCGGAGGCGGCTGGCCTGGGCGACCGGGCTAGCCGCTTCCCTGCATCGGAGGCTTCATGGCTGGCGTTTCCTGGCTGGACCCGAACGACCGCGAGACCCTGGTGGCGGCGCTCGCCGCAGGCACCGCCTGGGCCGACGCGAAGGCGCTGCTCCCCGCGTCCAAGGTGGACGACACCTTCCTCGACGCCCGCGAGACGGAACTCACCGTCATCGCGAAGCAGCGGGCACGGGAGCACACCCCGAGCACCGACTCGAAGCTGGCGACGTTCAAGGCCCTCGTGACTCCGACCATCGACACCGTGACGCCGGCAACGGGCGACACGGCCGGCGGCGACACCGTCGTCATCGTCGGGACCGGGTTCGCGACCGGCGCAACCGTGACGTTCGGGGGCCACGCGGCTACCGTCATCACGCTGTCGCCGACCGAGATCACCGTCGTCACCGCCGCCCACGCTGCGGAGTCGAACCAGTCGGTCGTCGTGACGAACCCGAGCACGAAGGCCGCGACGAAGACCAACGCCTTCACCGTCTCGAAGCACTCGCCGACCTTCACCAGCATCACGCCGAACACCGGGCTGAAGGGCAACTCGGAGACCGTGCCTGTCGCCGACCCGATCCACGCGGTCGTCGTCGGGACGAACTTCTACCCGAACGTCGTCATCAAGGTCGGCGGCGTCCAGGCGTTCATCGAGAACCACACCGAGACGCGGGCCGAGATCCTCGTCCCCCTGGCCTCCGCGGCCGGCGCGGTGGACGTGACGATCACCAACGTCAACGGCGACGTGGCGACCGGC